TTTTTTAAAGAAACTGTATCTTATCTTAAAAGATTAGCTATACATACCCCAAAAGACTGGGATAAAGAATGGGATTGGATAGAACCTATCCAGGAAGATGACCTACCATAATGTCTAACGAAAAATATAGTAATGGCTTTACCCAGAAGGAATTAAATATAATGATATTAGAAAAGTTAGACAAAATAGAAAATCAATTAGATACTAAATTAGATAAATCAGAGTTTCATAAGATACTAGGATTAGTAGCAACAGTATCGATAGTTATTGCAGCGTTTATAATGTAACTATGTGTATGGTAAAACAAAAAGAAGATGGTTCGTTTATACAGATTTGTAATTGTAAGCATGGTAGTGATAATTGCACTAATAAATAGCTTAATTAATCCATTATCATTATACTTAGTACGTAAAGAAAATAGGAGATATAATGGCAGTGCCAGAGCGTGTTAAAAATACAATGAAAAAACACGGGTTAAAAGGTGTAAATAAACCTAAACGTACACCTAGTCATAAAACTAAATCACATGTTGTTATGGCTAAAGAAGGTAATACATATAAGTTAATTAGATTTGGTCAACAAGGTGTTAAGGGTGCAGGTAAAAATCCTAAAACTAAAAAAGATAAAGCACGTAAAAAGTCTTATTATGCTAGACATAATGCACAAGGTAAACCTAAATCTAAGTTGTCTGCTAAGTATTGGTCACATAAGGTTAAGTGGTAATATGGCTAAAACAGTAAGTTGGAAGTGGGGTGACAAAACCTATAAAGGTACAGTTACTCGTGAAACTAAAAATTTTATATATGCTAAAACACATAACAATAAAATTAAAAAAATTAAAAAAAAGTAATGGCATTACCAGGAGCATATGTTAACAGAAGTAATACAATTGGTCAGTATTGTAGTAATTGCGAATATTATTCTAATAACTATTGCGTTAAATTTCAAGAACAAGTAGCACCATATGGTTGGTGTGCAGTATGGGAACCAATAGATGAAGTACGAAGTTCTTAGAGTTAGTAGTCAAAAAGATTCTACATCTGGTTTATTGTTTGATGTATCTAATAATAAACGTACATTTCTTTGTTACACATTAGAAGATGAACAACGTGACGTAAAAATTTGGGGTGAAACACGTATACCACCAGGTAATTATAAGCTTGGTTTACGTACAGAAGGTGGATTTCATAACAGATATAAGTCAAGATATAGCTTTCATAAAGGAATGATACACGTATTAGATGTACCAGGATTTGAATATATACTATGGCATAGTGGTAATACTGATGAAAATACTGCTGGTTGTTTATTGTTGGGTAATTCACAAGAAAGCAACATTGTGAAAAAAGATGGTTTTATAGGTAGTAGTAGAGATGCATATGAACTTGTATACCCACGTGTAGCTGAAGCTATATTATCTGGACAAGATGTATCAGTAGAGTATATAGATTATGATGGTGATTTAAAAAATATATCTAATAAGTCAACTGATGATGTAGTACTTACAAGTACAGTTATGGATAAATTACAAGAGATAAGTGGTGAAGTTCAAACTTTATCTGCTAAACTAGACGGCAGGAGAATGCTATGAGAGAACTAATGCCTTTTGTTAAAGGTAAAAAACTTTATGAAGAAACAGGTAGTGACGTTTCACCTAAACCAGGAGTAAAAGGTACACAAGTAACTGGTAAATTAGCTTACTCAATGTTTGAACAATCAGCTGGAAGTAAACCAGAAGATAAAATTAAACGTATATTAGATGAAGTTACTGAGTATACACCTCAACAATTTCTTAAAAGATATAGTCAACAAGATTATAATTTAATGACAGGTATGTTAGAAGATGCAGGGTATGGTACAGCTACTAAAAATAAAGCAGGAAATGTCACAAATTTTACATTAAAATCTGAATTTAAAGGTCAAGGTATTGGTGGTTCAAGAATAAATACATTTGATAAATTTGATTTACCACCTGAGTTACAAGGTGTAGGTGGTATGAGCTTTGGTGAAAAACTATCAGAACCTACAGAAAAATATATAGCTGGTGTAACAGATAAAACAACAGTAATACAACCTGGTGGATACGATGAAATAGTACGTGCAGATACTGGTGTTTTTGATGAAGGTGGTCAATCTCGTGCAACTGCAGCAATTAGAGATGATATAAAAGTATTAGAAGATGTTATTAAAGGTATGTCTGATGAAGATTTTGATAGGCCAATTAGTAATAAAGATATGCGTGTAGAAGAATCACGTAGATTAGCAAGACAAAATAAAGCTAGATTGCGTGCTGGTTTAGAACCAAAACTGGAAGGTACTAAATTAATTAGTCCTGCTATGGATGAGTTTGCTGGTATGTCAGTTGGTGAATATTATACAAATCAATTAGCTGCTAAACGTGCTACATTAGATGAACTTAAAAAAGATTTAGGAGTAGGTAGTGAGCAACTAGAACTTATGAATCGTATAGATAAAGCTTCACCATCTATGAGTATAAGTGATTTAGAAGCAACAACATCACGTGTAGAAACTCCTTCAGTTACAAAACAAAATCCAATGACTGGTGTTAAAGATGCACAAAATATTAATGTAAATAAAATTGCAGGTAATACATCAGGAGCAGCTGGTTATCCAGCAAAATCATCAGGCAAAAATGTATTTGCAATTGTTGGAAAAATGAAAGAATTTAAAACTTTAATTAATAAACCTAACGTAACATTAAAAGAATTAGATACATTTTTTGAAGGACGTTTAGCTCAAGGTTTATCGGAAAATGCAAAAGACCCTAGTAAAGGTTTAAAAACTATAGAAGAATATAAAAATTATTCTAGTATGAAAACTAATTTACAAAACATAAGTAATAAAACTAAAGGTGGTATTAATGTGGCAGGTAAATTAGTTGAAGATATATTAGCTAATTTAGACAAAGCAGACATGATGGGTACTAATTTACAACCACGTGGTACAACTGCATCACCAGATATAAATCTATTAGTTGAAGAATTAGAATCACCAGGAAGTTTTAAATCAATTAATACTAATATAGTAGGTGGCAGTGTACGTCCTGAAATATCAGGTGCATTTGAAGTACGAACACAAATAGAAAAAAATACTGCAGCTTTATTAAATAAAAAATATCAGGGTAAAGAAATAGCTGGTATAGATGAATCTGGTAATGCTTATACATATAAAGAAACAAAACCTGCAAATCCATTTCCAGGACCTTATGATGCTAATAGAAAACCAAGAGAATTTGATTACGATACAGAAGCTAGTGATTTTAGTTCAAGTAGAACTGCAGAATTAGATACTACTGGTATAGAACCAGAAGGTTACGACCCATTGACTAAAAATAAAGTGGTACCATTATCAGGAGAAAATGCATCACAAGCAGCTAAAAGAGCTGCAGTACTTGCTAAAGTATCTGGTTGGGATTTTGAATCAGGAGCTTGGAAAGCTAATAGTGACATTAATGCATACGCAGGAAGACAACGTACATTAAGAACATTAGTTGACCAAGGTGCAATTAATCCTAACGATATAGCTTGGAGTGCAATTAATGCTGATATAGATGCAGGAACATTTGATAGTAGTAATATTAAAAAATATCTTAAACTTAGTGGTGCAAGTGATACGGCTGCATCTGCGTTAAAGACATCTGTTAATATTAAAACAAGTGGTAGAGTTAAATCTCCTGTAACAATAGGTTCTAGTCAAGTACCAGCAGTTAAACCTGCAACACAAGTAGCACCAACTAAACCTGACACAAGTAGAAAATTAGATGTAAAATCTATAACTGATGCTGAAATAAAAACATTGCCTATATATAAAATGATGAGAGATGAATTTAGTAATACTGAAAGTTTGAAAGCATTATCATCAGATGCATTAGATAATTACACTGTTAAACAAACACGTAATCAATTAAATATTTTATCTAAACAAGAAGGTGCAGCAGGTAGAGGTTTTGCAAAAATGATAGAAACAATTATTAAGTCAAGATAATTGTGTTATAGTAGGAGTAATTATGAAACAAGAATACAAAGATATACTAGAGAAAACAGTTTGGACATTTGTTGAAGCATTTATAGGTGCGTTAACAGTAGCACCTTTAGTAGGTGTAGATGCTGATGCATTACAACTTGCTGCTTTGTCAGGTGCAGGAGCTGCGTTAGTAGGAGTAAAAGAGTTTGCTAAAAAACAATTAGTTAAACCAACAGGTAAGGTGAGTAAGTAATGCCTAACATTAAAACTATTGAAGGCGGTGGTAAAGGTGGTATGGAACCTAAAGAAGTTTATGAAAAAACTTTAGGATTTATAACAAATAATACCGTAACAAGACTTGGCGGAC